ATCAGCGGCATTACCGGATGATCTTCGTCGCGAGTTCCGGGTAGATCGCGGCGTAGCCGTACAAGACGTCGATTCGGCAAGGAACGGTGTCCGTGCCGATCGCGTATTGGCGCGAGATACGCATCGAAATGCCCTTGTGCATGCGGCGAGCGCCCCATGCGCCGTACTGCGACACGTCTTCGAGGTCAGCGGTAACGAGCGTGAATGCATCCTTGTGGTAGCCAAGGTTCGCGCTGTATTGCGTCGACGCTGCAACGTCCCACGTCACGGCGGCAGCGTTCGCAGGGCCAGCCGAAACCGTCTGGTACTGCTGGTTGCTTGCCGCGGTGTTGATCGCCGGGAAAATCGACAGCGTTGCGTTGCCCGAGCCGTCAGCCGTTGCCGCAGCGGTGACGACGAACTGGCGAAGCACGCCAGTCGTCTGGCGGTTCTGCGGGTTGACGCCATAGACGCCGGCAATGGTGAACACGTCACCCTTCGCCACCGTTGCGCCAGCGCCGAGGCCGGTAACGGTCAGCGTCGAGCCAGTTTGGCCAGCGCCGGAAACCGTGCCGTTGCCGCGCGAACCAGTCGTGAAGACGTTCACGTTCTGATCCATGCCGATGTCGAACCCGAGGCCGGACGGCGAGAAGATGCCCGATTCGTACTGCGCGCCGATCTTGTTCGACGGGTTGAACAGGCCAGCCGCGGCCTTGACCATCGAGCCGTTGGTTGCGGGATCCCACACGACAGTGCGCTGACCATCGCGCGGTGCCGCTTCGTTGTCGAGCTTGACGCCTGCGTTCAGAAGAACCGAAATGTCGTTCGGGGTCGTGCCAACCGTGCCGATGCTGTTTGCCACGTTGCCGGCAAGCGCCAGGCCGTCGAAGTCGATCTTGTTGGCGATGGTCGCCATTGCCGGCTTAAGGTAGCGATCCGCGAACTCGTCGACGATCAACGTCAGTTCTTGCGAGCTGAACGTGAAGTCAACGTGGAACTGCGTCGTCAGCGAGATCGGCACCGACGTTTCGTTGACGTTCTCGATGTTCAGGTTCGGGCCGGTCGTACCGACGAAGCGGTTCGGCTTACGCGCGTTGACGGTCGAGCCGATCTTCGCGCCGCTCACAGCGAATTCCTTGCTGTATTCGCGGTTGATGCGCGACGAGAACGTGAGGTTGTTCTCCAAGATCATCAGCGATTCGTCGAGGATCTTGGTCGGGGTAAGAAGCGTATTTGCCATCTAAGTAATCAGCCTTTGTTTCGTTTCTTCCAAGCGATGTATTCCGCGGTCGAGGCGAACTCAGCCGGCTCGACAGGCGCAGACTTCCCGCCGACCGGGGTAATCGGGGCGGGCGCTTTGGAAACAGGTTTCGGGGTAGGTGCGCTCGCGCTGACCTTCGCTTCAAGGCGAGCCAGTTCGAGAGCCATTCGCAACGGGGGAAGGGAAAGCACGCGTTCAGCCGTCTCAGGGTCTTGGCCGAGTGCATGAAGCACCTTGTGACCGTGATCCATCGACGTGATGGCTTGCAGGAAGTCGGGCGATGCGCCGCCGAGCATTTGGAACGTGCGCAGGGACGAATCCCAACCCGCTCCAAAGTCACCTTTGCCCGCGTCGAACACCTTGTTGCAAGCCTCGTCGAATCGCTCTTGCTCGATCAGTCGCTTGGCTTCGGATCGGATCTGTTCTGCCGTCATCGGCTGCCCAGTCGTCTCCTGCTGCGGCTGAAGATCGCGCAATCGCGCTTCGAGTGCTTCTCGCTGGCGTTTCTCTTCGTGTTTCTCGCGCGTCAGTTGGTCGATGCGTCGTTGAACCCAATCGTTTTTGGGCTTTTGCTGCTCTTGCGACTGCTGATCGACTTCCGATGCGGTTTGCTCTGCGCCCGGTTCAGAGACGACTTCAGCGGGCTGTTGCGCCTGTTCCAACTCCGTAGGCGTGACGTTTTCTTGCGGCAATGCGTTTTCTTCGATTTGCATGGACGAGTCCAAGAGGATTTAGCCCGGTGATGCCGCACCGGTACGGGAAATAAAAAAGCCCGCGGTTAGGCGAGCTCGAAACTGATGCGGTCAGGCGTTAGCGCTGGCCGCCGATGATGTATTGCTCACTCGTCGGCACGATCGGGCTGCCAGTCGTATTCACGAACTGGATCGCCAGCGTGTTCGCCGCGGAGACGCGCACGTTGCCGATAGACAAGCCGACTTGATGCGACGCCTTGTTGATGTCGATCGAGTCGCCAACCTGGAGGCCGGGCACCGCGAATGTCTGCTCTGCACTCGTGTTAGCGCCGACCGATGCAGGCGTCAGCGTCTGTCGAATGACGAAAAGCGTGCTTACCGGCGTCTGGTTAGAGCCGTCCTGCAAAATCCCGATGTATCCGGCCATTCTTGTTCCTTATTGAGCGGGCAAAGAAAAACCCGCACTCGGCGGGTTCGGGGGTTGTTGCATCTGTTGCGATGGGTCAGGCGGTGGACTACCTTCTGGCGAGCCGGTCTGCATCATCTGCATGACGACTTGCGTAGCCACATGCGCAACGACTTGCGGATCAAGCGGCTGACCGAGTGCTTGCAGGCGCTTCGTCTCGGCGTCATACGCCTTGATGTTCGTGTCCTGCTGCTCCTTGCCCTGCTGCGCCTGCTGAAGCTGCTGCGTCAAGTGCTCGATCATCTGGCCCATGTGCTGCATCTTCTGCGTGGCGTCCTGCATCTCAGGCGACGGACCTTCGCCCAAGATCGCAGGCGGGATCGTGCGGTGCAGACGCTCGGCAACCTCGTCAGCCATCGGGAAGTCAGCGGCCTTGAACAGCAGGTCGCCGGCAACCTTCATCAACTCCTGGTCCTGGCTCATGATCTGCGTCAGCGCGTTGAATGCTTCCTGTCTGCGCGTCTCGTAGTTCGGGCCAACCTCGACGGTCACGTCATAGCGGCCGATGCCTGGGTTGTAGATCAGTTGCACGTCCTTCAGATGGTCGCGCTGGTCCTGCGGCGGCGCCGGCTGTCCATCAGGCGTTGAAACCGGATGCGGCTGGCTCGGATCGAACTGCGCGAATGTCTCTGTACCGTCCTCGCCCAAGATCCGCACGACTCGCGCCGTGTCGTAAATCTTCGGGATAAGGTCGATCAGCACGCGGCCGGTATAGCGGATCGAGCGAGCAACGTTGTCGATGAAGTGATACGTCGCGCGATCGCCTTGACGCTGCCGAGCCTGAATCGCAACGCCGGCTTGAGCGTTCGATTGCTGCCCGAACTGCTCTTGATACTGGCCGGACGCCATCATTAGCTCTTGCTGCGCGGTCTGCATGCCTTGCAGATACGCAGAAGCGCCTACAGGCGGCTGCTCGCGCTGCGGACGCTCGATCTGCTGCCCGTCATCGCGCAGGCCGTTGTAAGGCAGATACGGAAGGTTGTCTTTGTTTGCGTTAGCCCACTCGGATTCGAAGCCCTCGAACGCCTCAATCGGGCCGACGAATGGCGTCTTCGTCTGAAGCGCGATGTACTCGACTTGAGCCGACGACATGTAGTTGTACATGCGCTGCGCATCTTTCATGCTGCGCGTGTGGCCCTTGCGCTCGACCTTGCCATCGATGACGATCTCTTCGCCGATCACGCGCACAATCGGGATATACCGACCGGGCCACGGCTTTTCGTCGATGATCGTGTCGCCGGCGAGCAGATACCAGGTCATCTGCGGCGTGCTGACCGTGCGACGCTGGATTGAAGCGTCGCCCTCAACCCTCTTCTGCTCATCGGGCGGCAGATCGGACAGCATGACCGCGCCAAGCTCTGGATGCGCAACAAGCGTGTCGCTCTTGCTCGTCTTGCGGAAGTACTCGCAGACGCGGATCTTGTCTTTGCCGATCCAATCGCCCTTCGACGAGTCATCGCCGAATTGCACGTCGGCGGCTTTCTCGCCAGGATACGTCGCCTCGAATTCGGCCTTCGTCATCTGCTCGAACACGAACGCATACTTCGCGTCTGAGCCGTCCGCGGATTCGATATCCGGATCCAGATAGACCGTTAGCGGGTTCTTG